GATGATATGATAGAGTCTCTTTATATTGATATGGATTCAATAAGAGAGGTAGATAGAATAGCGATATTAAGTTGGTTATCATCAAATTATAAATCACCTGTAAAAAGAGACAAACCGAATTACTGATAACGTTCGGGCGGTTGGCGTTCGTTGCCGACTTTGTAACATAAAACTTTAACTTTAAAATAAATGATAATATGAAATACGAATCTTTGATACCCGAAAAACTCGGCAATGACGATAACCGCTTGTTATGTGCAGGGCTTTGTTTGAATTGTAAACACCAATAAACAAAACAACACAAGACAATGAAAACATATAATGTAAAGTATGATGTTGGACAAGAAGTATATATACTTTTATCCAAAAAAATATTTAAAAGTAAAATTGAAAAGATTAGAATTGTTCATGGGGTACCTTATATCAAAGGCGAAACAATGGAACAAACGGATGGAATTGAAATTGATTACTTGGTTGTAGTTAATAAACAATTCTATCCTTCAGGTGGACATTCATCTAGTTATGATTGGTATAAACAGGATGATATTTTTTTGAATAAAGATGAACTGTGGCGGAAAATAATTTAATTGTTTATAACGGTTGAGGATATAAAATCGTTTTAATGTTTTATATCCTTTGTTATGGTTTAGTTGAATTATTGTTTTACCTTAAAAAAAATAAAATATGAAAAAATCGGAAAATTTCAATGAAGCACAAAAAACCAACTTGCGGTTAGCTGCTGTTATAAGCCGTTTTTTATTTCCATATCAAACTTGGATAAAGATGCGAGAAGAATCTAAAGATGAATATGGTGAAAAATTATGCTACTGTGGACACACATATAAATGCACTTGTGGAAATCCAGATAAGAAATGTTTTAATGAAAGTGTAAAGCGAGGTAGCATAATTTTGTGGGATGAAAAAAATGGTTGGAAAAATGGATTATAACGTCTGATGATAAACAATCGTTTTAATGTTGTTTATCATTTGTTATATGAATGTGTTATTTTTGTTTTACCAATTAAAAAAAATATAAATTATGAAAAATGTTATGAAAGACAGAAAGATTGTTAAAATTGAAATACCAAAAGTGATATGGGATGCTGAAATGTCTATATTCAACTTTAGACCAATATTCAAAACTTGGATGGAAAGTATCCAAGACGCTGTTAATAAAACACACGATAGTTATAAACCCTCAAAACAAAAATAACATTTCATATAACGGTTGAGTGTAAAAAATTGTTTTAATGTTTTTTACACTTTGTTATAAGTATGTAAAACAAAAATTATACAAATAAAATTATGGAAATTAAATATACAATAAGAATTAAGGAAAAACACAACCCACCAACTTTTAAGGAAGAACTTGGTAAAGGTGTTGTTGCAACACAAATTGCAGATTTCAAAGGTGCAAATGAAAAGGACTTAGATAAACCAAATTTGCAACGACAGATATTTGAATTAGCAGAAAAGTTAAAGAACGAATGGTTTGAGGTTGTGTTTGAAATAAACAATCCATAATTTTTGTTTTATTGCTTATAACGGTTCGCGGGTTGGCGATAGTAATTTTACGGATTTAAAAAACGAAACAAAATGGAAGATAAAATAAAAGAAGTATTTAAGAAATACAGCAAATCAGTTGATACGGAGTACAATGTTTACAACTGCTTAATAGAAGAAGATTGGTCAAATATAGCAGAGGAGTTAGTAAAATTATTTCGCCAACCTGCTGTTATGCCTTCGTTGCCAAATGGCAAAAGGGTGTTAGCAGCACTAAAGGAATTGTCTGATTGCTTCACTGATGAAGAACGAAAAACTATGTTTGGCAATGAGGCATAACGGAATACAAATAAACGCAGTTTTATGAAGAACTTAATAGAAGAAATACAGTACCAATTTGAAATGCTATGCCGATGGATGCTAGAACAAAAATTGCGTTTATTTGGTGTTAGCAGAGCGTTTTATTGCCAGTCAGAAATTGAAGGTAATAGAAAATGCACAAATCAATGCGAACACTGTAAAGAGTATTACAAACCGTTGGAGCAATAAAATGTCTGCTAACGTTTTGCAGCTATATTTAGTTGCGGATTTTGAAAACGAAAACTTTAAATAAAGATAAAATGAAATTAGAAGAACAAAACTCGAATGAACCACAGAAACCGCAATTGAATATAGGTGCTGTTAGCAGCAGTGTTTTGATGAAGTATATTAATATGACGAGAGAGGAAGAGATTCGGTTTATGAGTGAGTGTATAAATGGGAAACCGAGATATTCAGATAGCGAAATAGCTTTAGGTTTAGCAATGATGTCAATTAGTGGTAAGTAACATTGCTGCTAACGGTTTGCAGATTGGCGTTGTTGCCTCACAAATGTTTAATTGAAACACTAAATTTAATAATATGGAAAATGATAATTTGAAAGACGAAAGCAATAACGCCAATGTGCTGTTAGCGGATAGTAAAAATGGGCTAACTCCGATGCTCTTTGAATTGGGCTGGGGATGGTATGAAGATTGGAGTTACCATCTATTTATCCATTTCGGTAAAACGCAGGAGCAATTCAAAGAAGATGTAAAATTGCTTCTTGTAAAATATGGAAAGGATTATTTGAAAAGCGAAACAAGTTGGGCAGGTGCGAATGGGTGGGTGGATTTCATTGCCGATAAAATGCCTGAACTTGGCTACCAACCGATAAAGCCAATTAGAGAAAGTTTCTTTGGTGCATATATAATTGAAGGCAATCAAGATGATGACAAGCAGTGGGGAGAAGTTGTTGGAGATGAGCTTTTACAAGAAGCAATTTTACACAATAATAAATTGCGTGAGGAAATGAACAATAGTAACAATGAAGCCCAATAGCCCATTTTTATTTCCGCTAACGGTTGGGTGTATATGTAGTGTGAGATTAGAACCACTACACTTGATTTAACCACAAATGTTTATTAGAAATAGAAATTTGAATATATCACTTAACCTCACATTACATATACACCTTGTTATGTGTAGGTGTGGATTATTAAGATAAATGTTTATTCGGAGAACTGAACAAAATTTTAAAAGAAAAAGAAGGGTGGATTTTTTTATTTAAAGAATTATTGGTATATTTGTAAAAAAAATAAAGGATATGAAAATCGAAGATATTAAATACGAAAAACATAAATTTGAAATTGTTCAATGGTTTAAGAATGATGGAACAATTTTAGGTGAAATTGAAAACGAACATGACTTTAATAATCTTAGAATAGAGTTAGTTAAAAATAACATAACTAAAGATTGTTATTTTATGTGGAACGATAAAAAAATAACTTTAGACGAAGAAGGTAATATGTCATCATTTCCTAGAGGATTATACGACCATGTTCAAGTAGCGATGATGAATTTATTCAATCTAAGAAAACGTGTGTAGGTTTTTCTTTTAAAATTTTCAACCGAAATATTGATTGGAACGATAAACGAAACACTTACACATAACGGTTGGGTGTATGAAACGTAACCTAACCACAAACTTTGAAATTAACCACTGAACTATAATAGGTTATGTTTTATACACCTTGTTATACACAGTACGGTTTAATTAAGTAGAAGTTTGATACGAAGAACAATAAAAACTTTTTAAAATGTGCGGTGGAAAATTTAATTTCAAATATTTATATATAAACTAAAATATTATGAGTAAAGAAATGAGAGAACAAATAGACAGAGTAAAGAATTGGAAACAGTTTAATGAGAATATATATAAACCAACATTTAAAGATATAGATAAACCGTTATATAAAGAACCTAAAACTGGTAAAGAACATTCATTAAACTATGAAGATATAGATTCTGAGTTTTCAAAATATTTAAGACAAAATTACTATAATGTGAAACTTAGTAATGAGGATGTTTCTTTAATTAGAAAAGAGTGGAAGGAAAATTTTTAAAAAGTTTTTTACACAGAACTTAATTTGAAACATGAAAGTAGTATTGTGTATAACGGTTGAGGCTATGAGCAGTTGCCTTGTAAATACTGCTCGATTAACCACAAATGCTAATAGGCAATTGCTTATAGCCTTTGTTATAAGCCGTATTTTATGGAAAATTCAAAGATATTAAAAGCAAGACAATTAAAGAAAAACGAAGCACTTAATGAAATTCGTAAAATATTCAATCCAAAATATAAATTTCCATATAGTCAAGCAGACCCTTATGGTGATTGGGATGATTTACCAAGTTGTGCAGAAGAAAGAGAAAAACGAATTTCATATATTATCGAACAACTTGAAAGAGATTTAAAAGAATTGAAAGTTGTCGGTTCTTAATATGGCTTATAACATGATTATATAATCAACTCTCTATAACTAATTAATAATTAATAGGTTACATAATGAAAAATCAAAAAATTATAAAGATTTGTGAAGAAAAGTTTATATACTTAAATTACTCACCTCGAACAAGAGATAACTATCTCTCACATATCAGACCTTTCTTAGAGAGTTTAGATGATAAACAAGTAATACACTGCAATTCCCAAGATTTCCAATCTTATCTAGATAATTATAAATTCACCTCAGTGTCTCAACAAAACCAAGTTATTAACGCTATACGATTCTTATACAAGTTTGGTCTAAATAAGAAATATGATAAAGTATCATTTAGAAGACCTAAATCAGAGAAAAAACTACCAAAAGTAGTTGACGGAGAGTTTATTATAAACCAATTATCCAAGATTAAGAATATCAAACATAAAGCAATACTAACTTTAACATTTTCTGTTGGATTAAGAGTATCTGAAATAATTAATCTTAAAATTGAGAATATTGATTCCAAAAGAATGTTGATTTATATCAAAAATGCTAAAGGTAGAAAAGACAGGATTGTTCCACTCTCAGAAAAAGTACTAATATTACTTAGAGAATATTTTGTTCAGTATAAACCAAAAGAGTATTTATTTAATGGTCAAAATTCAAATCAATACTCAGTAGGAAGTTGTCAAGTAATTTATAAAAAGTATATAGATTCTACAGGACACATTCATACATTACGACATTCATGCTTTACAAATTTATTAGAAAACGGGACAGATTTAAGGATTATTCAGAAAATCGCAGGACATTCAAATATTAAAACTACTGAGATATATACGCATGTATCTAATCAAATTTTAAGTAAAGTAAATTTACCAATTTAATTAGGCCTTCAGGATTTTTATTTATATATTTAAAATAAAAATAATTATAAAAATAAAATTTGATAATATTGAGAATAAAATACTAGATAAAACTTATGAAAAATAAAATAGACCAACCAAAAGTATTTATAGATTTGATGAAAGATAATTATATTCTAACTCGTTCAGATGATGAAAAACAAATTACAGTATCAGTAATTAAGTTTATAGAATGGAGTGAAGATGGAATAGGAGGATTAACTCATGATGAACCAGCAATAGGAAGATCTATCATAGTTAATCCAACAGTTGGAGGAAATTATAAACTACTAACTACAGTCATCACAGAAATTATTAATGAAAATACATTTAAAACTAAAAATAATACTTATACAATACATAAATTATGAAAAAACTATTTACACCTGAAAATTACTTAACTGGATTTCTAGTATCCGCAACATCATTTGTATTGTACTTCTTAATCACAACAACTAATAGTTGGAAATATATTTTAGGATTAGCAGTTATGGTTGCTGGATTCTCAGCGATTGGTTATGTTGTAAATAAAGCAATTGAAAAATTCTCAAAATGAAAATTTGGTAAATTGAGTTCAAACGGAAATATATTTGAAATATGAGTGATGAATGGAATACATTTAACGTAAAATACTTTGCAATACCTATGACTGCATTAGTATTCGGATTGGTTATAGGATTTGGAATATCTAATTCTAAAAAGAAACCAAGTAAACATTATCCAGTTGAAGTACAGTGCTATTGGAGTACTAATGGATATTCAAGTTATCCAACTATGGAGTGTGACTCAATCAAAGGAGACACATTATGGAAGGATGGAGGAAAAATTGTAACTAAAAATATCATAAACATATCATTCAAATGACACCAAAAGAAAAAGCAAAAGAGTTATACTGTAAATACACAGATGCTCTTAACATAAGAGATTTACAAATAACTGCTAATCCATTTGCTAAACAGTGTGCATTGATTGCAGTTGATGAAATATTACTTGGATATATGTCAAATCCTAAAATATCGTATTGGCAATCAGTATATGAAGAAATAGAAAAACTATGAAACAAACATCAATAGAATGGCTACTTCAACGATTTGAAGATGGTGATATGTACAATGTTGAAGATGCTCAATTCATCAAGCATCAAGCAAAACAGATGCGCAGGGAGGCGATGAAGAATATGGTATATTAGGCTTATGGAACTTTATTTCATATATTTAGTTTACACAAAAAAATAAAGATTATGAAAAAACGAGGCCGTCCATCAAAAAATCCAACAGAACAACTAACACACGTTGAAATTGACTTTAGTCAAATTAGTAAATTAAAAGATCTTCATATTGATGCTCGAATGATGGAGCAGATGGAATCAGGAACAATACTTGATTTATTATTCAGTCATGAAGGTGGAGTACCAAGCGCGACTAATATTATCGCCTGTGGAGATCCAGGAATAGGTAAAACTACAATATTATTAGATTTATTAGCAGCAATACAACTTAAAAATCCTACTAAACGATGTCTATTCATATCAGGAGAAATGGGTAAAAAACAGATGTTTAAATATACACAACGATTTCCTCAATTTGGAGTAGTAGATACTATATTTGTATCTGATTATGTTGACCATAATGTTAAAGATGTAATGGAACAAGCCATGAATATAGGATGGGATCTGATATTAATCGATAGTATCGCTGAGGTTTTAGATGGAGTTAGAAATGATAATGGATGGGATCGAAAAATAGCTGAATCATGGTTAGTGGATGAATGTGTCAAGAATAATAAAGGTGATAATTTAACAAACAAATACACAACATTTATTTGTATTCAACAAGTAAGAAAGGATGGAGGAGCAGTTGGTAGTAATAAATTAAAACATATGACTGATGCTTTATTAGAGGTGCGTCGTGAAAAGGAAAGTAATGGAGGTGGAACATATTTAGAATTTACTAAGAACCGAAATGGAAAGATTGAGAATAAGTTATATTTTCAATTAACTGGAACACAAATCATTTATTCAAATATTAAAGAGGTTGAAGTAGAAGATTAGGATTTCTAGATTTTCAAACATATGTTTAAATAAATTAAAAAATAAAAGTTATGGATAAAAAAATCAAATTAGATCTAGTTGGATTAGACGGAAACGCGTTTGCATTAATGGGAGCATTCCAAAAACAAGCACAACGTGAAGGATGGACTAAGGATGAAATCAAAATTGTCCTAGATAAATGTACAAGTGGTGATTATGATAACCTAATTATTACATTATTAGATAACTGTGATCCGGGAGATTGTTTTGATGAATATGACTATGACAACTATGATAACGAAGTATATGATGATGAATACTAAAAATGATGGATCATCACTAACAGGAATACTATTAGTAGTGTTTATAGTGTTAAAGCTAACTAATCTCATTAATTGGAGTTGGTTATGGGTTCTAAGTCCATTATGGATACCTGTTAGTATAGTAGTGATACTTGTATCATTAACAGCACTATTAGTATTAATTATGGAGGCTTTTAAGAGGTGGTAGGCTTACAGAGTAGGCAAACATATATTCATTAAAATTAAAAAAACATATAACATGAACTTACAAGAAATCAGAACACAATTAGACGTCTTAAACAAGGCCGTAACGGAAATGGAAACTGCTAAAGCAGATTACACATTTACCAAAGAACAAATGGAACGTTTTATGAAACATATTACTGAAACATTAGTTAAAGCAATTAATCAATCAATCGATTATGAATTTGAATTAGATGAGGACTTAATTGAAATGGAGATAAGTAGTAATTATAACAAAACATTTGATATAGATTTAGAAATTGATCAACGTGAAATAAAACAAAACATCAAAGACATAATTGAATCATCATATGACGATAATGGAATGATGGAAGAAGTAGAGAATTGTTATCCAGCGATTATAAGTGAACCAGTTAAGAAGTAGTAGTAGAGTAAGTGAAGTAGGGGGCTTGGATTACCAAACCCCTTAATATATATTTGATAAGTACAAAGATACGGAATCAAATTAGTAGATTCAAGTCTCGCGGAATACAACGGGACACAAGCAGGTGGGAGTCCTGCTATATAGTCAGGTGGGTGTAATGAGGGACGGTTCCCAAATCCAATTATATGGTTACTTATTCGGTTCGAATCCGGCTCTGACTACTAAAAATAAAAACAAAACAATATGCCACACACAGAAACATTTTTTGTATCAACAAAAACAAATAAAGTTAAACCTGTTGATGGAAACACAAGCTCCTATTTTAATCCCGATTGGAAAAGTAAAAATTTAGGAAAAGCAAAGTATATCATTGAGGTATTTGGTTATAATCATCAAAAAGTTGCTGAGGAAATCCGTGATATTATTGATGAAAAACAACTAAGTGATAAATTATTTCATATAAGAGTAGAAACAAAATAAACAATAGTCAGGTGGCGGAATGGTAGACCGTCTCTTGGTTGAGAAGGCTTATAGTCTATGTTTGGAGATTAACTCTTTGGCGTACCAACAACTATGGTGAAGTATGAATGTACCTCTCCCAATGTAGCAACAGAGTTCTAACTATAAGTATGCAGGTTCGAATCCTGTCCTGACTACTAAAATTATAATGATATGAAAAAACTTAGTCTTGTAATTAAACATAATAGTGAAGATAGGGAACTACGTCTTCATGCCGATAATATGAATGAAATGATAGAGAAAATCATTGATTGGCAAACTATGAATGTTGGGGATAAAAAATACTATGACAAAAAAGGAAAATTACAAAGCGAAATTGAAAGTGGCTGGTACTATATAGAAAAGTAAGGAATTAGGCTTTCAAAATAAATTAACATATATTCAGATAAATAAAAAAACATATGAAAATCACAAGAAAATCATTAAATGTAAATTTTGAACATGACGTTACAGTTGGTAACGCGATCGAAGCAACACTATGCCACATAGCGTGGATAAGTGAAAATGATAAGGGTGAAGTAGATATTGAGCTCGATTTTGCAGATATCGAGAATGTCAAATTCATGGGTATTCCTATTGAAGGATATGAAGGTTATAAAAAGTTTAAAGAAACAATGAAGGGAATGGGAATAAACGTTAGTGAATTAATGGACAAAAAAGCAGCAGAACTGATCACAGACGAGGATATGGAACAATTAAAACAACTGTATCGTAACACAGTTAAGTAAAAATGGGGGCCTTTAATTAGGCCCTCTAAGTTTTTGAATATATATTTACTTCAAATAAAAAATACAAACATGAAAGAAGAAACACAATTCACAGAACTATCAAAGCATACTGAGAAATTATATGACGAATATGATATGACTGAAGGTCAATATGATTTATGGGATGATATTATGGAGAAAATTAAGGAATTGGCTTCCAAAACAAAATAACATATATTCAGATAAATTAAAAAATATAGATCGAGATTTAAAAGAAACAGTACTAGATTATGTACATATGAAAAACCAACAAATAATAGATCAGATTATTCTACAACTCAAACAAATAGACGTGGACGGTGAAACAATGGAATATATCATCACACAAGTGGGAATGAAGGATCAAATGTTACATCAATTAAAAAGTGACTACAACGTGACACGATTCGAAGTGATTAACCACGCCAAAAACGATATGGGAATAGGACGGGTTATGACGTTATATAAAGATATGAACCATTTTACAAATATTGAACTATCATATCAAGACAATGGTAAGACATTGAAGGTGTTTTTGGGTTAATGAGTGACAAACACATGACATATGTCATTATGTGGAGTACATAATGTAAGGCACATAATGTAGTATAGGACAAATGTGAAGTGGGTGGGTGTGGTGAGAGTTGTGGAAAGGTAACCCCCTGTCGCGATCCCGCCCACTTCCGCCGTATATAAAAGATATAGTTATATAATTTGGCTTCCAAGATTCGCCTTCATATATTTAAGTATAATAAAAAACACAAAAACATATGTACACATTCGAAGAATATCAAAAAGCAAGCTCATTAGGAGCATTAACAACAGGAACAGTTATAGGTTACATTAAGTATAGTAATTTACCTGACAGTGAAAAGAAATCACTAGCCAAACAATTATTATGGTGTTATGAAGAGTCAGGAGCACAAATAACTGAATCAACCAAGAAAGAATTAGAAGATCTTTCAGCCTAAAATTTGGCTTTCAAAGTTCAACTTCATATATTTAATTTACACAAAAAAATAAAAAATTATGAGACACCCAGCACTTGAAATGATTGCCGAAGGCCACTCAGTAGAAATAGTAATGAATATTCTCGGATTAGAGCTGGAGGAAATGTTAGACATAATAAATGGAGCGTTAGGGGAAAAAATTCATGTAGTAGAATTTATAACACAAATAATAGATTCAAAAATAATAGAAAAATTCGAAGTAAATTTAAATTAATAGTCAGGTGGCTGAATGGTGAGGTAATTAAAGTTATTCACATATTGATGGATAAGTATATAGGTTCGATTCCTATCCTGACGACTAAAAATTAGCGGAGTGGTAGCAGAGGTAGCTCGCCAGGCTCATAACCTGGAGGTCACAGGTTCGATTCCTGTCTCCGCAACTAAATTGGTGGGTAAATAGATCACATAAAAGTTCGCCTAGTCAATTCAATTTATAAAGAATTTTCATGTGTGTGTTTTAGGAGGGCGCTGTTGTGGGCGCTCTCCGCTTTTTAAAGCGCTTATTTCCATTTTTAATCGTATTTAACCTGAATAACACCCCAAATCAATTTTACCTATCTTTCACCATATGTATTATAGAATGAAAGGGTGCCCCGCCAGTGGGCCAACGAGAGCTAATTTGTATGAAGGACTGACCTCAACCAAGTATTTCAAAACAACTAACTATAAGCTGAGCTAAACAGTACAAGAAATGGAAAAAAGTAGGTGTCGAAGAACCTATTAGTGAATAAAAAACGGGAGTACAATTATACTATGTTTCAAAGCTGACCATTTACTGTGTCGGCTATCTTACTGCTTGGATAGGCTTTCCTGGTTTTAGGACATATATTTAGATAAATAAAAAAAACACATGAAAAAACTAGAACGTAAAAAATTGATCGAAGATCTACACACAATCGATAACCGCCTAAAATTCACTAATTTATTATGGGATGATGAGATTAAGAACGCCTTTAACAGTTCAGGTAGTTTCGACTTCATCAACTTAGTAAGTACTAGTCCTAAAAGGTCAATTGAATTAGTGGAGAGATTTAAGTTAGTACGTTAGGATTACAAAATTCAGCAACATATATTTAGACAAATAAAAAAAAAACATGAAACATGAAACAAACACTTATTGATTTATTAAAAAAAGCATCTAATTTATGTATAGATAATATTGATAAAGCTCACAACATTGATTTACATCAAATGTATGAAGATTTAGATTTAATGATTGATCAATTAAATGAAATTGAAGATTTTGAAACATATAATGAGTAGGTTAGGATTACAGGATACGATTACATATATTTAAATAAATTAAAAAAACATAAAACATATGAAAATCAAAGACATGATTAAATTACTAGAAACAATGGATCCAGAAATGACCATATTAGGAGAATATGATATGGATGGAGATGATTTCATGACAAAAGTCCATATTAGTGGAATTAGAGAAGATAATGGAATGGATGATTGTGGAAACAGTGATGATGAGGAAACAATGTATTGTATTATTAGATTAGATACTGAAGGTGATTTTGATGAGGATGATGATGAGTAGGTTAGGGTTACAGGGTACAGTTACATATATTTAAAATGTTAAAAAGATAAGTTAAACAATTAAAAAACAAAAACATGACAAACACAACAGAAACAAAACAAATTGGAAGACCAAGTAATCCAAACAGTGCTAGACAAATAAAAATTCAAGAACGTTTGGAAAAGAAAGAAGCCGGATTATTGAAACGTGGTAGACCAGTAATTGAGGGATCCAAAAGACAAGAAGTACTTTCTAAACGAAGTGAGAAAGTTAGTAACGGAATTGAGCTTAAGAAGGGAAGACCGGTTAATGTGAATTCAAAACGCCAAGTTGAGTTAGCCAAAAAGAGTAATTCGGATGTAGTTGAATTAGAAAGAGATTAATTAGTGAGTAGGGGGAAGGGGTCCGGTTAGGACCCCTAAGTCCCTCACCTTATATTTAGAACATAATAAAAAATTATAACACTATGAAAACACTTATCATTCACCCCGACGATCGATCAACAGATTTTCTTTGTCCTATCTATCAAGATATAAAAGATATTACAGTATTAAGAAAAAATATCTCACTTCGTGAGATGGAGAAAGAAATTCGCACGCATGATCAGATCTTGATGATGGGACATGGTTCGCCATCTGGCCTGTTTAATGTTTCACAAATAGGTAAAGGGACATATGTGATAGGAGAAAAACAAGTACCACTTTTGAAGGATAAGAATTGTATTTTTATTTGGTGTAACGCAGATAAATTTGTTAATCGTTTTCATCTGAAGGGTTTATACACCGGAATGTTTATTAGTGAGGTAAGTGAAGCAGAATTCTGCAAAATATCTGCAGATCAAAATACAATTGATATCTCAAATTCTAGATTCGCCGGTACCTTAGGAAAGAAAATGTCAGACGGTTTATTTGATTATAAGATGATTTTCGAGTATGTAAAAACCTCCTACGGAGAACTTGCCTTAATAAATGAAGTTGCTAACTACAATAACCAGCGTTGGTATTTTACATCTGAAGTAACACCTACGTTATGTTTAAAAATTAAAAATGCGATGAAGAAAATATTTTTCCTAATGTTACTAATTTTCAGTTTAAGCTCTTGCTCACCGTATGTTTATGAGGTCACATATTATCAAGAATTAGAAAATACAGGTATATTAACAACTACAGATTTTGTCTTTGTATCTAGAAAAGATACCTCATGTTGGGAGTGGTATAAGGAAACACCTATGTTTAAGGAAATGGTAATTAAATCAGATTCAGTAAAAATCTCATATTGGGGTACTCGTGGAAAGTTAAGAATGTTAGGTAGATAGGCTAACCTAATTCTTTTACTTATATTTAATCCAAATAAAAAAAGATATGAATAATATGCTTACTATAGTAATCAATGAATTAATCAATGATATCATATTTTTATACCCAGAAACATCTCACGAGATAGCTGAGGAAATAGTAGCTACTATGATACGAAATCCAAATATGTTACTTGCGTTAGCAACAATGGTAAAAGATAAACGCGGTACTATTAGAATTACAGAATAACATATCATATATTTAATTATAATTATAAAAACATAACACACTATGAAAAACTTAATCATCACCATCATCGTTTTATTTAGTATCTCTTCATTATTAACATCTTGTTCATCAACACAAGAATGTTGGGCGTATAGGGATACTCAACATTACTCTAAAAAGAATAAAAGAACACCATCTAAAATGGCTGCTAAAAATTATTTTAGTAAAAAATCAAGAATTGCAAAATATAATTAATTTGTGTTTAGGATAGGTAGGTCATTATTAGACCTACCTAGTTTTTTACTTATATATTTAAAGAGTAAAAATAGTCAGGTGGCTGAATGGTTAAGGCAAAACACGACATTAAAGGCAGAGAGCTTGGCTGCCACTCGAAAGAGTAAACCGTAGGAGTTTCAGCGTTCGTCGTGCGGGTAAACGGAAGCGGTGCAGGTTCGAATCCTGTCCTGACTACTAAAAAATTAAAACATATGCATAAATATCATTACACATTAGCTTATGCTATCGAGTGCCTAGAAATAACATCAAAGAAATCAGTTGTGTTTATCGAATATGAAGACGGCTCAGGTAAAACATTTAACTACCGTTTAGCGGGCGAAACAAAGAATCGATTCGTTAGGTTTACTTAGTTCGTTATCATATATTTAAACATAATTTAAAAAACAGATACATATATGAAAACACTTAATCCAAACACACAATTCTTTAATGACATGATTGATGAGTCAAAAACATTAAACGTGAACAATGGTACAATGCCTTTAGGTTATTGGAATCTGATTATCAGTATTCGTGATTGTAAATTATATTCAAAAGGTATTAAACCAAATCGTCATTGGAAAATAAATGATGTAAAGACATATTTTGGATTAAAAGGTGATGCTAGTAAGTTAGTAGTACAGTTAGAGGAAATTAAGAACGCGTTAACAAATAGTTAACGCGGTTAGGTAAACAGGGAATATTAACATATATTCAGTTAAATAAATAATTAAAAAACACAAACACATGAGCAAGAAAAAAGAAACATCAATCGTATCAGCAGTAGTGAACGTTGAGAACAATGTAACAAAAGCATTAGGCCGTCCATCAAATCCTGATAGCGCTAGACAGAAGAAAATCGCCGACCGCGAAGCAAAACGTACAGCGGGAGAATTAAAACGTGGTCGACCATCAGTTGCAGGATCAAAACGCCAAGTGGTATTAGCAGCACGTGCTGAAAAAATTGCAAATGGAGGTACGTTAAGTAAAGGTCGTCCGGTGAATGTAAACAGTAAACGCCAACAGGCGCTAGCGGCGAAAACAGTGATCGCGGAAGTAGTAAGCGCGTAATTAAAAGTGTGTGATAGAGGAAGGGGCCGTAAGGCCCACCTCTGTACTCCTGTGCGTGTACGTACGCATATATGTACCTGTGATATAGGACCACGCGCGTTATTATCCATGTAACGGTACGTATTGGGTAAACGGGAAAGGAGATTAATTTTCAGATCTTATACAATTTTTACGGGCCGATGCGTATATACTTATATAACCTATTTTAAAATTTTTATATATCGACAAAATATATACTTATATTTGGCTTTTTGAATCTTTTATCGTATTTTTACTATTAAACCAAAAAAATATAAAATATGGGAAATTTAAGACAAAAATATACAGATGAGGAATGGGATGAATTAACTCAAAAAGATCCAAAAAAGAAAAACGATATATATCAAGAACTAGCAAAAATAAATAATATGATAGAAATAGGTCATAATCAATGGATTGATAAATATAATCAACCATATATTTTAACTAAAAAAGGATTTATACAATTATCTAAAATGTAAAAAAAATAATATTTATCATAAAACAAAATAATTATGTCAAAAAACAGTCCAAAACAAAACATCCAATGCCTAAAAGAATGGCTAGCATTTATGAAATTTAAACCTAAAACAAAATCAGAATAGTTATGATAATTTGGATTTTATTAGGAATATGTGTATCATTAATAATAGATAAATTAATAGATTGCTCTAAAGAAACAATTGATATGCTTAATACTCGTATAAAAGAATTAGAAAAAATAAACAAAGATCTACTTAATAAAAACGAATCTTAAGAAAGATCACGATTATTATTATCTTTTAAAATAAGTTTTTATAATTAAAGTTTATATATTTATCAACAAAATAAAAATGAAAAAATTTCTTGTCATCATGGTAATGTTTACTGCTTGTACAACAACAAGCTCCCCTACTCTAACACCTACATCAGATTCACTAGTTGTAGATTCAATCAGTTTAGATTCTGTAATTGTAGATTCTGTAAAGTAAAAAAGTTAATTATTGCCTCATATTTATGAATGTGAGGCAATTTTTATATTATGATAAACTTAAATAAAATATTTGATTTATTTGATAAAGAATATAGTGCTAATGATGAAACATCATTGTTGGTAGATTTTTCTGAGCATCCTCTTTTTTGGATTAGCGGCTTTAATAAGTTGATTAATAACCATTTATTTTTTAAACAGTATACTGTTAAGACTTTTAAAAATATATCTCCAGATATCAATATTAATGAGTTAGAGAAAGCTGGAGAAGAACTAATGTTTAGAAAAGCTTGGGATTATATTAAATTTATTGATTTAAATAAAATATTCCATATGGAGTGCCTTAAACTTAAGGCTGATGAACAATTTATTGATAATTTACAAGTATCTATTTCATTTTTTGAAGTACTTGAAGAGTATGAAAAGTGTGCATTATTAAAACATATTGAAGGTAAAGTAAAAAAGTTTTTAGATTAGTTTGGCCTCTTAAAGATCCTCACGTATATTATAATTACGGGTTTTAAGGAAGAGAATATGAGGATGAGAAAAACGAATAACGCGTAAATGAGTAAACGGGTAAAATATAAAAATAAATTTATGAGAAACAGAGAAGCAACATTAAGAAAAATCGACAGTATCGATTCAGGGTTAAATAAAATTGTTTTAACCTTAAACCAAGGTAATCGTGAAGCATGTTATGAGACAATTGATTCTCTTAGAGAACAACTTGATCAATTACGTACATATATTGATATAGAACCTATTACAGGTAATGAATTAAATCGTATATCCTAATAAACTAATCAGTTATGAAATTATCAGCAGAACAAATTCAAGAAAATTGGATCGAATTTATGTCCTATATTGAGACATATATCTCAGAACCACGTAAAACCGCTTTAAGAAACTTTTATGAGAAATATGCAGAGCGTATGATGCTTATGCCTGCAGCTCATAAAAAAGAATATCATAATGCTTTTCCTGGCGGATATATTGAACACGTTAATCGTGTCATTCAAGCTGCTCTTAAGTTTGATCAAATTTGGGATGAATTTGGTGTATATAAAAATTATACTATAGAAGAATTAGTATTCTCAGCTATGAACCATGATTTAGGTAAAATGGGTGATGAAGAAAATGAAGCATATATTCCTCAGACTGATCAATGGCGTAAAGAAAAATTAGGTGAAGATTATAAATTTAATGATAGACTTGAATTTATGTCTGTTCCTGATCGTGGTTTATATTTACTTACTCAACATGGTATTTCATATACTAAAAATGAGTTTTTAACTATTAAATTACATGATGGTTTATATGATGACGCTAATAAGCCTTATTTAATAAATTGGATGCCTGAAACTAAACCACGTACTTCATTAATTTATATTGTTCATCAAGCTGATTTAATGGCTGCTCGTATTGAGTTTGAACGTGAATGGATACCTAAATTAACAGGAAATTTGGTTACACAGAAAAAGGATAGTACATTGGATAAAAAGCCTACAATTAAAACTAAAGCTCTTAATAATATCAAGAGTGAAGGATTAAAAAATGCAATGAATGATTTTTTTAAAGATTAATAAATAATAAAAATTAAAAATAAAGGTTGTAAGTTTATGCTTACAGCCTTTTAATATTTAAATATATGGTAACAACTATAATTTTATCGATATTATCTGCTCTTGTAGTAGTATTATTTTCTACTAGCTATAATTTATTACAAAAAAATGAAAAATGTGAAGATATTATTAAATCTTATGAGAATTATATGATTAATTTATCTAATACAATTGAATTTTCTGAAAAGAAAATCAAAGAAATAGATTCTAAAGGTACATTCACTAGTGATGATAAAGTAGGATATTTTTTCCAACAATTAAAATACCTTCAGGAACAATTAAATAATTTTAAAGTAAAAAAAATATGAGTAAAAATTATTTTACCCAAGATACTGAGGATGCTATAGTAGCTTATAATTTAAGTTCAGATTTTACCGAACGTAGTAAAATTTATAACGATAAAATTCATTATGCCTTTTTTAAATTAACTCAAAATATTATTCATACATTTAAATTCTATTATACTGAAGTTGAGAATATCGAAGATTTACAACATGAAATTGTAGTATTTTTATTAAGTAAAATACATTTATTTGATCCATCTAAGGGAGCTAAAGCATATTCATATTTTGGTACTATAGTTAAACGTTGGCTAATCTTATATAATGCTAAAAATTATAAAAAACGTGTAGTATCTGTTTCTGTTTTATCATTAGAAGAAGATAGTAACCACTCTTATGTAATTGAGGAGAATAATTCACCTAGTGATAAATTAGGTCATAATGATAAAATATCATTATTTACAGATTTATATATAGAACATTGTACTATAAATATTTATAAATTATTTCCTAAAGAAGGTGATGCTAAGATAGCTGATGCTATACTTGAGTTATTTAGAAAACGTGATAGTTTAGATGTATTTAATAAAAAAGCATTATATATCTATATAAGAGAAATGGTAGATGCTAAAACACCTAAAATAACTAAAATAGCGGATCAATTATATAATGTTTATAAAGTTGGATATATTTTTTATTTAGAGAATGGTTATATAAAATTTCAATAAATCTAGTATTTATAACAAATAAATATATATACTTATGAGTAGTTTAGATTCTGATATTTTTGGTGATAAAAAATTAAAAGATATATTTCAAGAAATATACACTAACCAAAAGAAAAAAGAAAAACAAATATCTGCATTAATTGAAGAGTTAAAACCTTTAATTGGTGATATTGGTGATGCTACTTTAGTTGTTCCATTAATTAAAGAATATCTTGAGATAGGTGTTAAAAACGATGAACAACTTATTAAGATGGCAACTATTATTCAACGTTGTTTATCAAATGATGTTAGTAAAGGTGGAGATGGTTATATAATTTCTGATGAAGAAAAAGCTCAATTGTTAGGTGAGATAAATAAAATTCAAGAAAATATAAAACAAGATGGCAAAGACTAATTATGGGTTTTCTGCTATAAGTGAAAGATTTTCTTCTAAACAAGGAAATGACTTTCTTACTAATTTAGCTCAATCATCTAATAGTATTATTACTATAGCTAGAGTCACAAACATAATATTAGATAATATTAATAAAGATATATTTAATTCTAATGGTGAATGGAATGGTTTAGGTACTATACAATATGAAACAATAGATAAAAGAGTCCAAATAAATGGATTTGCTAAACCTATAGATTCTAATATCAAAAAATATCCACTATTAAATGAATTAGTATATATTATGATAGCTCCTAATACTGATTTAGGAACTAATCCGTACTCAATTAATGCATATTATATTAGTACTATAAATCTTTGGAATCATCCACACCATAATGGTTATCCAAATAATCCTAATAATTTACCTCCATCTCAACAAAAAGATTATACTCAAACTCAAGCAGGTAGTGTTAGACGAGTTACAGATAATTCAACAGAAATTAATTTAGGTAAAACATTTAAAGAAAAAGCAGATATACATCCATTATTACCTTTTGAAGGAGATGTAATTCATGAAGGCAGATGGGGTAATTCAGTACGTTTAGGAAGTACAGTTAAAACAACACCTAATAATTGGTCATCAAATGGCAATAATGGAGATCCAATTACTATAATTAGAAATGGCCAAGGAACCCAAACAGATCAAGGATGGATTCCTATTACAGAAAATATAAATAATGATGACTCATCTATTTATTTAACTAGTACTCAAAATATACCTTTAGAAGCAAAGGCTACTAGTTATGTTAGTTATAATAAAGATGAAATCCCAACATCACCTAGTAAATACTCAGGGGCTCAAATAATTCTAGACTCAGGAAGATTAGTATTTAATGCTTATTCAGATCATATTTTATTAAGTTCAGCTAAATCTATTAATTTAAATTCATTAGAATCAGTTAATATAGATACTAAAAAATTTATTACTCAAGCTGATAAAATATTTTTAGGTAAAGAAGACTTAGCTAAAGAACCACTATTATTAGGAGATACAACAGCTCAATTACTAAGAGATTTAACTTCATCAATTAAAGAATTAGCTACAGCATTACAATTCTTACAATCTGCTCCAGTAGCAAATGGTTCACCAGCTACATTTCCTACATTATTAATCCCCGCTACAAAAGCTTTAGGTATTTTAGATTCTTTAAATAATCAATTAGGTACTTCTCCTGATAGTTGTACTATAACCTCAAAACGTAATTTTACAGTATAATGGCATCATTTCCAACAGGCTCAGATGGTCAAAGAGATTATAGATATAGTTCCACAGGAGTAGATCTTACTGCTCCATTACGACTTAATCCTAATCCATTAGATATTGAATCTCTTGGAGGACGTGATAAAGGATATACTCAAGAAAAATGGAGTGCTTTTTTAAGATTTGTTAATTTAAAAATAAATAAAAATGATACATCTTTAAATAGTCAAGCAGTATGGACAAAATTAACCACAGATCTGATTAACGAATTTAATACTAGTCCATCATCTAATTGGGTTCAATTTGGTGGTACATCTTCTAATAGAGGACTTCAAAATCCACTTACTTTAGCTGATATAACTGCTATTCAAAAATTTACTAATAAAGTTGATCCTAATGCTCAAATAGATAAAACTCCTATTTTAGGTACTCAAATTCTTAGAATGGAGTATCCTAAATTATTAACAATGGTAGTTGTTAATAAGGATAAAGATAATAATATTTTAAATAATGCTCCCGAACTCTTAATTCCTGTGATTTGGGGAAATAAAAGATATATTATATCAAATGGGGATTTAGAGAAATGGGAAAAAGAAAATAGTAGTATAAGAAAATCACTTTTTCAAATCATAACACCTTATGATCCAATTAAACACCCTAAGGATAAATGGTCATATAATTTTGATACAAAAAAAGAATGGACATCATTAGCATCCCCAATAATACCATCTCAATCAGCAGAAAAAATAAATTCAGAAACAGCAAAATCATCAATTCAAAAACAAACAAAACAACTTCAAACAAAGATAAAAAGTTCATTTTAAAAAATGTCTATCCAAAGCATAATTATCACAAATGTTGAAAAATTAATTCAACAAATGATTCCTACTATTTCTCAAATAGTAGAGAAAACAGGTATCCAAAATATAGGACAGCCTAATATGCAAATGCCTAGTACTTGTTTATTATCAGATGATCTTCAAGATATTTTAAAATTAAGAAATAATTTAATTAATAAATTAAATACTACTTCTAAAATAATTGAGTCTTTAAGTAAATTATTAAATCCATTATCAACAATAATAGATACAACATCAAAAACTTTACAAACAGTACGTACAGCTAGAATAGCAGCTAATATAGGTTTAGCTGTAATTACACCACCACTTGTGGTTCCTGGAGCTATTCCTGCTGCTATTAATACTGCTAAAGATCTAGAAGAATTATTAACACCTCAAATAACTATAACTAAAAATACAATAACTTCTATTGCGACTGCCTTAGATTACGCTAATAGTGTTATATTTAAATTATTAGAAATGTTAAAAGGAATAGATCAATATTTAGCTGGATGTAATATTCAACTTCCCTCTTCTCCTGCTATTAATAGTTACGTAGCTCAGGTAGATCAACAATATACAAATATTCAAAATAATCTAAATAATCAAGGTAATTTAGAAATTTATGAAGGATTTACATTAGAGATAGTAGAAGAACCATATACTCCAACTGTGAATAGAAGAAAAGCAGTTGCTAAAAATAGTCAAGGTATTACATTATTATCAACTCCATTAACTTTTTCAACAGATAATCAAACTTTACTTACTGCTATTAAACTAATTATTGATTCAAATAATTTAAAAGCTAACTAATTAAATATTTATAATAGATGAAAATTGAAACATTAAAAAAACTTATTAAAGAAGCGGTTAAAGAAGCAATTCAAGATGAATTAAAAGATATTCTACTTGAAGCAGTTCGTTCTAATAAACAACCTATTAAAGAATCTTACCAAGTAAGTGATGATAGAACTCTAAATTTTAATTCTAATAATATTCCTAAAACATCAATAAATACTAAACAAGCATATATGGATATACTAGGTGATATGACTAAAGGACCTAAAACTGGTCTTGAAGGAGAATTTAAAGTAAATGGACCTATGAATACTATGTCTGAAGGTAGTTCTTTACCTGAAGGGCAATTAGGTTTAGATCAAATAATGAATTTAATTAATAAATAATGAGTTTCGGAGCAAAGAAAATATTTCCTATAGATACTAAACCTGGTACAGCAGTTGGTGTGGCTATCCCTTTTAATGCTCCTAATGCTTTTTTCTCTACATATACAACACAAGATGCTATTAGAAATAATTTAATAAATTTCTTCTTAACAAATCAAACTGAAAGATATTTAAATAACCAATTCGGAGCAAATTTAAGAGCATTTTTATTTGAACAAATATCCTCAAATAATATAAGTGATTTAAAAGAAAATATACAATCTTTATTATCTCAATATTTTCCTAACATCAGAGTAGATAAATTAGATGTTTTAGAAAATCCTGATAATAATGAAATAACAGTTCAATTATATTATAGCATTATCAATACTGGAATTACAGATCAAATACAAATATCATTTACATAATGGTTATTAATAAAAATATAAAATATATAAATAAAAGTTTTGGAGAATATAGAGCTAGTTTAATCGACTATGCTAAAACATATTTTCCTACTACATATAATGACTTCAGTCCTGCTTCTCCAGGAATGATGTTTATGGAAATGGCAGCATATGTTGGTGATGTTTTATCATTTTATTTGGATAATCAAGTACAAGAAAATTATTTACAATTCGCTCGTCAATCAAATAATTTATTTGAATTAGCATATATGTTTGGTTATAAACCAAATGTAACAGGTGTTGCTATAGTAGATATAGATGTATATCAAAAAGTTCCTGCTAAAATTTCTGGTGGATCATACATGCCTGATTTTGATTATGCTTTATATGTTGCTCCTAATTCAACTGTATCAAATACTTCAAATGTATCTTTTTTAGTACAAGATCCTATAGATTTTACAGTTTCAAGTTCTAGTGATCCTACAGATATTACTATATTTGAAATAGCTGGTGGTAATCCTCAGTCATTTTTATTAAAGAAAACTCGTAAAGCTATATCTGCTACTATTAATACAACTACATTTTCTTTTAATTCTCCAATCAGATTTAATACTGTAACTATAAACGCTAATAATTTAATAGGAATATTAGATTGTACTGATACTGAAGGGAATGATTGGTATGAAGTAGATTATTTAGGTCAAGAAATGATTTATGATAGTATTAAAAATACTAATACAAATGATCCTAATTTATCTCAATACTCCAGCAATACTCCTTATTTATTAAAACTTAAAAAAGTACAACATAGATTCACAACACGTTTAAGAAATTCAAATATCCTTCAAATTCAATTCGGAGCAGGGACAACATCAGATTCAGACGAAGAAATAATCCCAAATCCAGATAATGTAGGTATCGGTTTACCATTTGAACAAGATAAACTAACATCAGCATATTCTCCTTCAAATTTCTTATATACAAAAACATACGGAATTGCTCCTTCAAATACTACATTAACATTTAGATATTTAACAGGAGGAGGAGTTTCAGCTAATGTAGATTCTAATACATTAACCACATTAAATGGTACTATTAATTTCTTAAATCCAAATTTATCCAATACCTCTTTAGCTAATAATATTTTTTCTTCATTAGCAGTAACAAATCCAACAGCAGCAAGTGGTGGTGGTGATGGAGATTCAATTGAAGAAATTAGACAAAATTCATCTGCTAATTTTGCTTCACAACAACGAAATGTAACTCAAGATGATTATTTAGTAAGATCATTAGCTATGCCTTCTAAATATGGTGAAGTAGCTAAAGCATATATTGAACCAACAAAAGTACAAAATATATCTTCAGGTGAATCTATGGGAATATTAGATTTATACATTTTAACTTATGATATAAATAAAAAACTAACTCAAGCTTCATTAGCATTAAAACAAAATCTAGTAACTTATCTTTCTCAATATAGAATGATAAATGATGCTGTTAATATAAAAGATGGTTTTATTATTAATATTGGAGTAAATTTTGATATTATTATATTACCAAATTTTAATAGTAATCAAGTATTAACTAATTGTATAACCGCTTTACAAACATATTTTGCTATTGAAAATTGGCAAATCAATCAACCAATTATATTAAGAAATCTTTATAATACATTAGATAGAGTAGAAGGAGTTCAAACTGTTAAAAATATAGAAATAACAAATTTTGTAGGAGCAAATTTAGGATACTCAGATTATGCTTACGATATCTTAGGAGCAACTAAAAATAATGTAATTTATCCATCATTAGATCCTATGATTTTTGAAGTAAAATATCCTAACGCTGACATTCAAGGTCGCTGTGTTAGTCTTTAATTTCTTCTCTCTTAAATATTAAATAACAATGGCTATATATAAAATATTCCCAACTCAAGATACTACATTATATTCAATTTATCCTAATAAAAATACAGGATTAGATGAAATATTAGAAGCATCTTTAACTGTAGGAGAAACAGGAATACCTGCTCCTCAATCAAGTCGTTTTTTAATTCAATTTAATTCAAACGAAATTACAGATATTATTAATAATAAAATATCTGGTTCACAATGGCAATCAAATTTAAGATGCTTTATTGCTGATGTTAGTGGTTTAAATCAAAATACTACTATTGAAGTATATCCTGTTTCACAATCATGGAATATGGGAATAGGTAAGTTTGCTTATTTACCTGAAGTAACTGATGGAGCAAGTTGGATTTGGAAAGATTATTATGGTGGAAGCCAATGGATAAATAATACTTTTAATCCTGGAACCACAGGTTCTTATTCTTCCTCAGTAGCTGTAGGAGGAGGGACATGGTATGTTACTCAATCATTAAGTGGATCTCAAACATTTGGATTTTATGATGATAAAGATTTAAATATTGATACTACAAATATAATAACGGCTTGGTATAGTAGTTCATATCCTAATAATGGGTTTATTGTAAAACAAAAAGATGAATTTATTAATAATGAAAATAATCAACCTAAAATAAAATATTATTCAATTGATACCCATACAATCTATCCTCCATGTCTAGAATTTAAATGGGATGATTGTATTATTAATACTGGATCATCAGGTATAGTAACAATTAATACCCAACCTTTTACAATTAGTTTAAATGAAAATCCAGGTACATTTTATCTAGATAGTGTGAATAAATTTAGAATATATTCAACACCAGAATATCCAACCAGAATATGGTCTACATCTTCATTTTATACTAAAAATTATTACTTACCAACGTCATCATATTATGCTATCCAGGATTTATATACTAATGAATATGTTATAGATTTTGATACTACATATACTAAATTAAGTCAAGATACTATAAGTAGTTATTTTATACTTTATATGAATGGTTTAGAACCTGAAAGATATTATAAAGTTGTAATTAAAACTATTTATGACGGTCAAACCATAGTGGTAGATAATAATTATTACTTTAAAATAATTAATGGGTAATGGAGATAATTAATTTAAATAAAAAAGTATATGCTAAAAATCAATACGAGAAAGTTATTGATACTAAATTTTCTCAACTAGCTACTACTCTTACTCCATCAGAACAAGTAGCTCAAGCTACTTCTACGATATCAGTTGACCAATTCTTTCAAGATTATCAACAGTTATTTCTTCAAATTCCAAAAGAAGGAACTACTAATTCACATGAATATCTTATAAAAACAAGTTCCGAATATATTAATTTTACTCCAACAGATGATAATATTCAAGCATTAATAGATGAAATTAATTTACTTCAACAAACAAACTTAGAACTTAATCAACAATTAGTTAATTTAGCTACCACAGGTTCTCAAATATAATGGAAAGAATAATCAATATACAAAACGTAGATCCCAATACACTTCAACTACAGAATTATTCTCCTGAAGATGAATCTCTTATATCTAATTTTACTGAACAAGATATAATTTTCAATCCATCAGAAGATTATATTGAATATTTTGTCCTTGATTTAAACCAAAATATTTTATTTAGTAATATTGCTGGTTATCCTAATTTTAAACTTAGAGATAATTTAGTAACAATTGATCCCCAAAATGATTTAGAATTACAAGGATATACTGAAGGACAATATTATACGATATATAATTTCCTAAAAAGAAAACTATCATCTAATATTAGTAGTACTTTTTATATTCAAGATATAAGTTCTGATAGAACAGAATTAAGATTAAATACTACTCAAATTTCTAATACTGATGTAGTTGATCTAACAATTCAACTTTCTAATGATATTGCTAACTCAACAGGAACCTATTTAGATTTTTATTTAGATTTTGGAGATAACAAATTAATAATTGCTAATAATATAGCATTAGATAATAATAACCCTACTGATCCTACTGTTTTAATTAAACTATATGAGGCTTTACCTGAGGAATTTACATTCAATTCACAATGTTGGGTTGTAGAACAAATAGCAGAATCTCAAGCTTATCAAATAGAATTAACAACTATTTTTTCACTTGAAGAACAATATAATTATATAAGTGGTCCTAATTTTAATTTAGATCTTCAAGATCAAATAAATAATTCTACTCCTTATACAAATAAAAATGCTTTACAATCTAACATTTCATTACTAGGATCAGGTAGTTTATTATATCAAATTAATAGTTTATTAGTTGAAAAAGGAATTGAAATTAATATAGATTACACTGATTACTCTCAATTTATTCATTTTTCATCTGCCCAAACTCGTTTAGAAAATTTTTATTATAAACTATCTTTAATTGAACAATATAATAATAATGCAAGTTATTCTAATAGTGGTTTACCCCTTAATTTATATACTTCGGATAGTCAAATCATATGGCAAAATAAAATAAATGAAATCATAACAGGATTTGATGGTTATGAATATTATTTATACTACGAATCAGGAAGTTATACTTGGCCTAAAACTAATTCAATTTATCCATATATAAATGCTTCTACTACATCTACACCAGCTTTAAATTGGTTTACAACTCAAAGTTTATCTGCTTCTTTATATGATAGAGATAATGTAGATGCTTTAATTAATACTATACCTAATTATCTTTTAGATGATTCAAATAATGACCAATACCGATTATTTACTCAAATGGTTGGACAAAACTTTGATAATATTTGGATTTATTTAAAAGATATTACTAATAAGTTTGATGCTGATAATAGATTAAATTACGGTATATCAAAAGATATAGTAGCACAAGCAATTCGTGATTTAGGAGTAAAGATATATCAAAATAATTTTTCATCAAATGACCTATACTCAGCATTATTAGGTATTACTCCAACTGGAGATTTATTTAATTTACCTTATATTACAGGTTCTCTACCTACACCTACAGGATACGAATATATAAATACATTTATAACTGCTTCGGCTACAGGTTCGTTAGAACCAGTAGATGATGTAAATAAAGAAATTTATAAAAGAATTTATCATAATCTTCCAATATTACTTAAGAAAAAAGGAACAGTAGAGGGTTTAAGAATGTTATTAAATATTTATGGTATACCTGATACTATTTTAAGAATAAATGAATTTGGTGGTAAATCATATGAAAATCACTCATGGGATAATTTTGTAGATCAATTTAATTATGCCTTTACCACAACAGCTTCTGGATGGGTTGATGTAACTTTACCTGGAATTACATATTTTACCTCTAGTAATTTACAATCTATTGAATTTAGATTTAAAACATTTGGTATCCCTGAATCAACTCAGTATAGTCAATCTATAGCTCAAATTTCTAATGTATTTCATTTAGGATTACAATATACAGGAAGTGGATATTCAACAGCTAGTTATAGTGGTTCAATTCCAAGTTCATACAATCAATATGGAACTTTAATATATAGAGATTTAATTAATACTACTAAATCTGCTAGTGTGTATTTACCATTTTTTAATGGTGAATGGTGGTCTGTATTATTAACAAGAAATGATTCGTCAAGTAAAGTTGATTTATATGTAAAAAACAATATATATTCAGGATACGATGGAAGTCAAATAGGCTTTAGAGCATCAAGTAGCTTTTCAGGTTCTGAAGTTTGGGTAACAGGATCAGATAGTAGAAATTTTTATTTAAGTCAAACTCAACCTACCTTTAATCCAGGAGGTCTAGGATCAACTTACAAAAAATTCTCAGGTTCATTTCAAGAAATAAGATTTTATCATAATATATTAGATGAAAGTAAATTTAATAATTATGTAATGAATCCTTATTCTATTGAAGGAAATACATTAGAGGGAAGTGATAATTCTTTTAACCAGTTATTTTTTAGAGCACCTTTAGGTTCAGTTCTAGATAATGATATTACAATGGTTGGTAGAACATCTATTCATCCATCCATAACTCAATATCCTGTTACTGAATCTTTTGGGAATGGAAGTAACTATACATTAGGAGGAACATTTACTTTTGAACCTAATTATGAAACAATATATCAAGACCAATTTACATCTGGCATTAAAAATTCAGTATCTGAAAAAATTAGAATAGTTGATACAATATTACCATCAGGTAATACTTTATCTCAATATATTTCAATTCAACAAAACTCTCCAACTAATGAACAATTTATTAAAGATATAAATTATGTTGAAGCGGCATTTTCCCCTCAAGATGAAGTTAACGATGATATTATATCTCAACTTGGATATTTCAATATTGGTTCATATATTGGTGATCCAAGATATTTAATTTCTGGTTCATTAAATTATTATCCTGATTTTAATAAGTTAAGAGATAATTATTTCTCTAAATATACTCATAACTATGATTTAAATGATTATATAAGACTTATTAAATTCTTTGATAATTCATTATTTAAAATGATTAAAGATTTCACTCCAGCGCGTGCTGGTTTAGCTTCAGGTATAGTAATAAAACCTACATTATTAGAAAGATATAGGTATCCACAACCTAAAGTTAATACACAAAGTACAATTGCTTTTGTAGGAAGTCCGACCTCAAAAATACTTAACATACCAAACTAATGCCGTTACAAGATATAACAATAACTGGATCAATAGGTAGTATAGCTACTCAATCATACGGACAGAGAACTTATATTTCTTCTACTGATGAACAATCATTTCCTATAGAACATATTACAGGAAGTGATGCTAAAGCATGGCCAAATTTTTCTCCAGGTACAAACTATACTGTAGATTTAGTAGTAAATGTTACTCAATCATGGTCTGGTTCTAATGTTACTTCATTAGGAATAGTTCCTTATACCCATGATACAATGGAGGAATTTATTAATGGAGAATTTAGTGGATCTAATTATATTGTAAGTGATGGAAATTTAAATGATGCTCAAAGTGAACAATTTTTAACTGTTGGTACTACACCTACAAGTTATAGTATGTTTCCCTATTCTACAGGTTATACTGATGCAGTATTTAATTCATCAACTGCTTCTTTAGATTTATTTTTAGATAGAAGAACTGTCCCATCTAATGGACAATTTTTAATGCATTATAATGTTTATACTTACACAGAAGTTCCACCAACATATAATATAAAAGAAATTGATTATATTAAAGTAGCTAGAATAGATCAAGAAGGTAAAAATAATACTTTATCATTACAAGAATTAATACAATTTATTTGGACAGATAATACAGCGGGTGAAATTAGTTTAGAAGTATTAAACATAACAGAATACCCTACTTATTATTTATATAAAGTTAGATCTAGAACATGGAAAGATCTTATATATTATGCTGATGATAATGTCTTAAACTATGCTTTCTCAGCCTCATCAGCCGCACCTATGACTGCGTCTTCTAATTTATTTTATTTAAATAATTGGAATGTTATTAATAATTCTACAGGACAATTCAGTGGTACATTTTATACATTTGCATTAACTCCAAATTGCAATATAATATATACTGCTTCTATAAATATAAGAAACCCAAATACATCATCAGTTAATTTTAATTTTGGATTTTGGAGTTCTAATGACTTTACTTCATTTAATCCTATAAAAACTAGTAGTCTTCAAACTCTTGCTTCAGGTGCATCTACAACTGTTACTCTAAAAGATACAAGTTATGATCAATTTTATGGACAAACAAGTTATTGGTTAGAGACTAGGGATAATACTCTTCCTCTTATTATTACTAGTGCTTCTTGGTTATTAACTCAATCTCAAGATCCACAACTATTTACTAGTTCTATAGTTATTGAACCCTATCTATTAAGTACATTTAAAAATAGTGACTATGATGTATTAATAAATAATGCTAGTGAAAATGATATTAGTCAAACTCGTCAAAGAGTACTTTATGAAAATGGAGGAACAATTCCTTCAAATTTATCCCAAATAAAAGCAGGTATAGCAGAATATGCTGAAATAAATGATTATTTATATAATGCTAAGGCTAACACTACCCCTAGATATACAGGCGTTAGAACAACAAGTCCAGATTTTAATTTACCATCTCAAAATGGTCTTACTAATGAAGAATTAGCCAATATTAATAACTCCTCAGACTTAATTATAAATAATGGAATACCAAATGTTGAAAGTACCACAACATATTTTGGGTATTTTACCTCACTAAAAGCTAATTACCCAATACTCAAAGAAACAACATCTCCTGTATTAAAATATTTAATTAGAGAAGATGGAGAAATATTCAACCCAGCAACAGATGAAGCTACATATTATAATATGGTAGGTTCATTTCCTAGAGGGTCTAAAGCCTATACTAATTTATTATTTAATACAACCACAATATTTAATTCAACTCAATCTATATTATTATCTGGAGAATCATATACTCCTATATTATATACTATATCTGCTTCTACTCCATCTATAGCAGCTTGGACTGATAAAATAGATTTTGAGAGTCTTGATGGTGGAACATTTGTTGGTGGTAATCCCCCAAATTATAATCTACGAGTCTTTGGCCTTCCTCCTACTCCTTTAGTTATTGGATCTACATATAATGCTTTATTAACTACTACTCTTACTTCATATGATTCATCTAGCGGTTGGGATCCTACACCAAATAATCCAATTCAGCCTCGATATAAATTCAATAATGTACCCCAGACATCAGTTAATATATTATCACAAATTTCAGTATCTTTCCCAGCAAATAGTATAGTTAATTTATTCTCAATATGGAATACTACTTTATGGAGTACTTTTGATGGAATAGTTAGTACATCATTAGCCACCTCTGGAGATCAAACTATATCTGTTCCTCCTTGGTTTAATTCTCCAACAAATCCATTTGTCACACGTAAAGATTTTTCTCTTAAAAAAGATAACTATTTTCCTACAACTGGAGAATATATATATGTGACTGTAACTAATAAAGGTCCAAATAATTTAAATACAGCAGGCGGTGCTGGTAATATATATAATAATTTAGTTATATCTACTAATAATGCTATAAACCCAAGTATAGGTAGTGGAATCTTCTGGCTTACAGGATCAAATAATAGCACTTCCATAACAAGCTCAGAAGCTTTAGGCCAATTTATATTAGGTAATTACAGACAAAAAGATATAATAAATTCAGGTTTTGATCCTATAGAATCAACTTGTGATATTATAGTTGGAGATGAAATTAGATTTGAATACGATGAAAATAATACATATAGGATAATAGATATTTATCCTACTAGTTCTATTAGTGGATCTGCAATATTTTATTATACTTTAGATAGGATAGTTCCTACTTCACCATCTTTAAATATAAATCATTTT